GCCTATGGTATTGACGGCAACGCTTAAATATTTGAATAAGTACTATAAAGGACAATCTAATGGCTCGTAGACTAACAATAACTGATACTGCACAGCAACAGAAGACGATTAATCCGTATTCTCAACCGTGTTTTACAGCATACGCAATGAACCATAGTCATGGCGGGGGTTATTATCAGTATGATCATAACTTTAATATAATTGCTACGACCCATGGTAATGGTAGCGACAGGTACGGATCTTTTAGAACCTATTCTACCGGCGCTTCCGAGTTTTTTGAATCTACAAGTAGTTACCAAAGTGTTCAGACCAATCAAACTCCAAGTAGTAATAATGGATACTTTGTATCTTTTACTTGCTCAGTTGGATATCTAGGACATATGTCGCATTCATCACCAGGGGGTCAATCTGGTAATGATGGTGGTTGGAACATGTCTGGTCGGGATAATGGCACCAGTTATAGAGCATATGGTTTTAGAGATGTCTGCCCCATCGTAAATGAATCTCATCAAGATTATGCTATCTTTGTTCCTAACGGTGGTAGTCAAACAAAACAAGAATTAGTTCTTGGTGCAAGATCTGCTACTCAATATCGTGTTGTAAGGCATAATGGTGTATATGCCGGTAGAACTTACATCCCAAATACTTGGACCGGTCGTGATGGTGCTAGCAAAAATTTCCATACTACGTATGGTGGATGTTGTTATAACAAGAAAACTAATCAGTTGCTTGTTATGTACTCCACTAGTGATGGAAGATGGAAACCAGTAGTTTATAACAACTGCCCAGATCTTAGACGTGTTGCCCACGATGCTAGCAAAAATTTTACGGAAGCAACAGCCGGTCTAGACCAAGATACTAATGATAATACTCTATACGAGTTTTTTCATAATACTGCTAATGCCACAGAGTATCAGGAGTTAAACACTTACACTAGTTTTAATAATCTCAGTGGCGAGAACGAGGCTAGATATAGACCTCAACCTGTTCTATGTGATAATGGAGATATCATTTGCTTCAATATGGTGCCTAGTTGGGGATTTACTATTTGGAAATGGGATGGTACTACTAAAGAGCAAGATAGAACTCAACCAAGCAGTGGTCTCAGTCCAAATGGTGAATATTGGCATGGTAAAAGTTGGACTACATGTTATGGATATGAACAAGGTAGGCAATATGGTGCTAGATGGCAAGTAAGTAGCGACGGTAAGTATTTTTGGGCTTGGTGTCCCTCATATTATTATGGAGCTGGTATCTATTGGATGGCTGTTAGAGTTTCTGATGGTAAAATCTTATGGTATTACAACAACGAAAGTACTTATGGTTACCAATGTTTCCCAATTGGTGTAAGTAGCATGGGATACAATGGAAGCATCAATACAGACGGCGGTGCAGGTATGTACATTGCCTCAGTTGATATAGCATATGAAATGGAAAGAAAAAATTACGGTGATCAGCTAAACCTTCAAAATTGGATGACCCAAACTTTTGAAGGAGGATGTGATACTACCGCATATGCAGGAATCATTCCAGCAAAATATGATACTTCACTATTCTGTGGTGAACCTAACATGCCCAATATCTCAGGATTATAAAAATGGCTTTTATCGGATACGACAACTATCAAAAATCAGCTTTTGGTGTATATAGCACTAGACTTGAAGCGGAAGAATGGGGACGTGGAGGAGCTCCTGAAGGATATCTTTTAATTATAGAATATGATTGGCAAGAAACTGATTATCTACCATCAATGACAGTGGCGGATGATAATGTAACTATGTCAAACAGATTTCCTGGTAAAACTATTGCAGAACAAGTTGCTTTAATTGAAGAAGAAGATGATCAAATGCGAATTGATGTAGAAATTGAATTTAAAACTGAAGATATTAAATTATATGCTAGAGAGTTGTTAAGGAGAATGGAATGGAAAGAAACCAGAGCTCGCGATACTGATTTAGTTAATGGTAATAACAATGAACTAACCAAATATTATACAGAAAGAAATTCAGTAAGAACTAAATCAAATCAAGCAGAAGCAAACTTAAATGCATTAACAACTATTGAAGAGTTACGTGCATTTAAGACCAAAGAACATTTCGCCTAAATATAGGTGATTGATATCCCAAAATATTGCAATATTCCCAATGGCAAGAAGTATTAGTACTAAACCAGCAACGGTTAAATCCAAAGTTCAAGATCCGTATACCCAACCATGTTTTGCTACTTATGCATGTCAGCATAGTGTTCAGGGTTGTGGTTGGATATTATTTGACCACAATATAGAACCGATTGCTAAGTATGTTGGCGACGGTAACGATTATTACAATCAATTCAGAACATATACTTCTTACGCCCCAGAATTTTTTAATGCTTATTCCAGTAGTGAATACCAGGAAACCACGTCCACTCCAAGCAGCAGCCAAAACTATGGTGCCAACACTTGCAATAATGGTTACTTAGGACATCAAGGACACGTTAGTGTAACTGAATTTACTAAAACTGCAGGATATCTTCGTGGTTGGCCATCAGCGGCAGACAAGATTCCATATTCATTTAGAGATGTTAACTCTATTGTAGGTGATATAGACCAAGATTGGGCTTGGTTTTGTAATAGAGAAGGAAGTGGCGGAAATCATAGAATGATGTTTAGTGGGAGAAATGCGGCTAAGTATTATCACAATTGGACTAGGGAGGGGGCAAATATGATCACTATCCCAGTCCAAACTGCTGCGGGAGTCACCACTAGCGATACCACCAACGAAAGGATGTACGGTGGTTCATGTATTAATACTAGAGCTAAAAAAGTTTGTTTGATGCAAACTGATGGTGACGGTAGGCGTCAACCTATCGTTTATAATGATGTAAATATGGATTGGAGAGCATATGCTCTTGCAAATAATCATTTTGAAGGAACTCCTAAAGGAAGTGCTGCTAAATCTGATAGTGATTCAAAAATTTATCAGTTCTTTAATAATTCCTCAAATTATACTGTATACGATAGAAGTACTGATCGCGCCGTTTCGTACTCCGGTACTGCGGAAGCTTATCACAGATCTCAAACTTGTATTTGCGATAATGGAATAGTATTTACATTTACAATGACACCTAGTCATGGTGTCCAGTTGGAAAAATGGAATGCAGATGGAACATATGCTGGTATGGTATGGAATCAAGGTTGGACTACAAGTTATGGATATGAACAAGGAAAGCAATTTGGTTCTAGATGGCAAGTAAGTAGTAGTGGTGATTATTGGTGGGCATTTTGTCCTTCATATTATTATGGATCTGGTATCTATTGGGCATGCGTAAGAGTTAAAGATGGTAAGTGGATGTATTTCCGAAACCAAGATCAAACTCACGGAAGATCTCTTGCTCCTTTGGGTAAAAATAAAATGATAGTTTCAAGGTCTTCAAATAAAGATAATCCTGGTACTTATTTTAGAGTGCATGATTTAGATTTTGAATTCACTAAAAGAAGTGATGGAGCTAACTACGACTCATGGGATAGTAATTACAATGCTTACATGCTTGATACTGCAGGAAGTAGTACAGGATATCCTTTCATTGTTCCTTCAATGTACAACACTTCTATGTTTAGTTCTCAATTAGAGAGCAATCTGGAGTAATAAATAAATATAATAGGAAATTAAAGTAGTCACATGGCATATATTTTTTTCAGTACAGAGAGTGGAACTATACTTCCCACAAATATGTGGGATACTAACCCTTTTGAGGGGGAGTCATTAGACTCTGGTGACTATATTGTTGAATATAATTTTGATCCTACTAATGAGGATTTTTTATCTTTAACATTAAATGCTGCTAAAGATACTGTTGTTAATCGTTTTACCGGTAAAACGAAAAAAGAACAGCAAGCATTATTATTATTAGAAGCAGAAGCATTCCGTATTACTCAAGTAAAAAATAATAAAACTACTAGAATTAAAGCTTTAATTTCGGATGCTATTGAACCCGTTGAATGGCGTGGTGAAAGAGCAGTAGAATTAGATGCTATTGAAGGTGAAGGTGTAACTACTAGACAAGCAAAAGTTGCTGCATACAGAAAAGCAGCACGTGATGCCAACAATGCCCACGAAGTTTTATTGAATAATCTTACCAAGGAAGAAGATATTATAGCATTTGATCCTAATTGGGTTCCGGCATTTCTCGCAGCAAATCCGATTGATTTCTGATCATCATTAGGAATTATAAATACCCTTAGGAAACTAGGGGTATTTTTTTATGGCTCAACCTTCTAGCAGGTCCGAGCTAAGGGACTATTGTTTAAGACAATTAGGGTTCCCAGTTCTAGAGATCAATATAGATGACGATCAAATTGACGATGCTGTTGATGATGCATTGCAATATTATCGTGAGCGTCACTATGATGGTGTTGAGAGAATGTATCTCAAGCACGTGTTTACTGATGCTGATGTAACAAGGTTTACATCAGAAGACGAAACTATTTCTACTGCTGCTCCAGATGCAGCAACTTGGGAGAACAGAAAAAATTACTTAGAAATTCCCAATCATATATTTGGTATCAGTAAAGTATATGGTATCAGTTCAAACTTTATAAGAAATAATATGTTTGGTATGAGCAACCAATATTATTTGATGGATTTATTTTCAAATGCATCAGGCACAGGTCTTGCTTTTGGTGGTTTTGATATGGTCAACTACTTCATGATAAAGCAACACTTTGAAAATATTGATATGATTATCAATACTGGATCATTGATTTCATATAGATTTAATTGCAGACAAGATCGTTTATATCTTGATATTGATCCATTAAGAGTTACTAAAGATCAATGGTTACTAATTGATTGTTTTAGAGCACTTGATCCAGAAACGTTTACTCAAGTGTATAATGATCCGTTCATTAAAAAATATAGTACTGCATTAATTAAAAGACAGTGGGGTCAGAACCTTATTAAATTTAACGGCATTCAACTTCCAGGTGGTGTCAGTATGAATGGTAGGCAACTATATGACGATGCAGAAAAAGAAATTGCTGCTTTAATGGAAAAATCCAGCAGTACATATGAACTTCCACCAATGGATATGATAGGATGAAAAAGGTATACTTCCCACAATATGGTGGTAATAAAACCGAACAAAATCTTGTACAAGATTTAGTAGACGAGCAAATTAAATTGTTTGGTGCTGATGTTTATTATGTTCCTAGGGTTCAAATTAAAGATAAAACTTTAGGAGAAGTCATTCAATCAGAATTCAATCAAAGTTATATGATTGAAATGATGCTGGTTAATGTTGAAGGATTTGGAGCAGGCAATGAATTTGTTAGTAAGTTTGGTTTAAGAATTACTGACGAAATTACATTTGTTGTTTCTAGAAGAAGGTGGGAACAATCTGCAAATCCTGCAATGAATTTAGCAGTAGATGGTAGACCGAATGAAGGAGACCTCATATATTTTCCATTGACAGAAGATACTTACGAGATCAAGTATGTTGAAAGAGAACAACCATTCTTCCAATTGGGCAAACAGTATTTTTATGTTCTTACTGCTGAGCTCTACGAGCAAGGAGCAGACAAGTTTGACACCGGGATTGACGAAATTGACGATATTGAAAGAGATTTCAGTAACATCACAACCCTTAATCTTGGTCTTACTACCAGACAGCAAGCAACTGGAACAGTTACCGTTGATTCTAGCGGCAGTATATCTGGAGCAACTGTAACTCTGGCAGGAACTGGTTACAACACAGCACCTTCCATAAGTATTACTGGTGGAGGAGGAACAGGTGGTATTGTTGAATCTACTATTGAAGATGGTGGTGTAGTGTCACTATCAATTGTTGGTGGAGGAACGGGATATGATCCTGCAAACCCACCTACCATATCTATTGATGCTCCACCTCAAGCGGTTCAATTTATTAAAGATGAGCATGTTGTTATTGGTGGAATGGTACAACAAAGTGGTAGTAGAACTTGGACTTCATCTAACAGTGTAATTGAAGTAACTGCTCTTGGTGGATTTGATCCAAACTATGCAACTACTACTCAGAAAAAATACTACTACTGGAAATTTGAAGATAGTAGAATTTCTTACGTTTACACATTTAATGGTACGGATGTAACAACTGTACCAGGACATTTTTATTACGACTCAGTAAATCTTAAATACGTAATTAATGCTTATACAGATACTACTACCAGTGGTCAAAGAGCACAGATGTTTGACTTAGATAGTGCAACAATTGCTGAGGTAGCAGATTGGAATGGAGTTGACTATACCTTAGAGGTAATGAATCGTACTGGTAATTTCTTAGATGGAGATCTCATTAGAGGTGTTGAGTCTAATGCGATATATACACTAGGAACATTCTCAACAATTAATAACACAAGCACTGAGTTTGATCAGAATCAATCAATTGAAGATGGTGCGGATAATATTATTGACTGGGGTGAAAGAAACCCATTCGGTGAGTTTGGTAATTTTACAGGTAGCTTCTAATGTTAGGAACACAATTTTATAACGAAGCGGTTAGAAAAACAGTAATCGCTTTTGGAACATTATTCAATAATATTGAATTGAGAAAAACTGTTGATGGTCAAGTACTGGAAACTGAAAAAGTTCCTCTTGCTTATGGACCTAAACAAAAATTCTTGTATAGACTTCAGGGTAACCCTTCTGATGGTAGAAAAGTAGCGATTACTTTACCAAGAATGTACTTTGAAATGTCAAGCATTGATTATGATAGTACAAGAAAAACAGCAGCTACTCAAAAATATAAAACTGTTATTGCAGATAACGGAGAAGAAGTAAAAACTCAATATGTTCCCGTACCATACAATCTCGGATTTGAACTTGGTATTATTGCTAAATCTCAAGACGACGGACTACAAATTCTAGAACAAATTTTACCATTTTTTCAACCATCATTAAATGTAAGTATTAAATTTATTCCTGACATGGATGAAATTAGGGATGTTGCTTTTGTTCTCAACAGTGTAAATTTTGAGGATGATTGGGAAGAAGACTTTACTACAAGAAGATCTATTACATATACTTTATCATTTACCGCAAAGTCTTACATCTATGGTCCTTACACTAAGGCAGATGTTATTCGTAAGGCACGTGTCATTGAGACTATTGGAGATCTTAATGTTAACAAGAGACACGTTGAATTGTCATACACACCTAAAGCAAAAGTTGATTATAATCAAGATGGACAAGTTGATGCTGCTGATGATCAATTTGTAGTTGCTACAGATGACTTTGGATTTAATGAAGGGATGGAATTTCTATGAGTAATCTAGAAGAAAATATGGAAGATGTCCTCAACATTAGTGCTGAACCTGTTGAGGAATCAAAACCATGTAAACCTCAACCACCTAAGGTTGACGAGGATGATCGGGAAAAGGATTACCGATATACCAGAGGAGAACTCTACTCACTCATAGATCAAGGTCAGGAGGCGGTCAGAGGTGCGTTAGAGGTTGCTCAGGAAAGTGGGCACCCAAGAGCGTATGAAGTTGCTGTAGCGGCAATGAAGCATGTCTCAGACATGACAGAGAAACTTCAAGATCTTCATAAGAAAATGAAAGACTTAGATGAAGATAAAAAAGGACCATCTAAAGTTACCAACAATGCTATGTTTGTGGGTTCTACAGCAGAACTACAGAAGATGCTTAAGGATATGAGTGGTGGAAAAAGGTAGATAAATACCAGTATGAGTAATTAAATTATGGATTTTCAATATCATAATGAGTTTGATTTTATGGAAGGCATAGATGCCTTCCCTGCATATATCTACAAAACAAATTTTAATTTTAATTTTAAATCATTTCAACCTAAAGTAGATAATTATTTAAAAGAATCAAAAGAAATTTCTACAGCAAAAGGTTGGGGTGATCCAGAAAACGGTGATGCTATTACTGGAGTTCATCTTAATAATGTTGGAGGGTACAAAGTAAAAACTGATTGGGATGTACCACATAACTGGCAAGAATTTGAAAAATTTTTTGAGTTTGTTGAGTATGCATCTTCATTTTTAATGACCACATGGTATAAGTCTCCACCATGTCATATGTCTGTATCAGAATCATGGATTAATGTACATAGAAAGGGTGGATGGACTGAAGCACATCACCATCAAAATGCATGTATTGCTATTGCAGCATATCTAGAAGTCCCAGAAAAAAGTGGAAACCTTTTAATTGAAAATCCACTAAGACCATATAAATGTTCAGAACCTCTATCTCAAGATAGTACTGATCTTATCTGGGGACCTATTGAAGTAGAAACAAATGATGTTTTATTTTTTCCTGGTTGGTTAACTCATAAAACGGAATTAAATCCTACGGACAATCCTCGCTATGTACTTTCAACTAACTTAGTACATTTAAATGGTTTAATGAGTAAACCTAAATGGCACTATCAAGGTAGAAATAAATAAACATAACTGTTGGAATCTCATGAAATCATATAAAGAGATTAAAGATCTTTCAGAATCTGCATGGACAAAAAAATCCGGTCAAAATAAAGAAGGCGGTCTTAATGAAAAAGGAAGAAAGTCTTATGAACGTGAAAATCCTGGTTCTGATTTAAAAGCTCCATCAAAAAAGAAAGGAAATAAAAGACGTGCATCATTCTGTGCAAGAATGAAAGGCATGAAAAAGAAACTGACCAGCAAGAAAACGTCACGAGATCCTGACAGTAGGATTAATAAAAGTTTGAGAGCGTGGAATTGCTAAGTAAATTACTATAATTATTTGTATAAC